ACAGAGTGGACAAATACCTGTTTGTGTACAGATTATTTCAGTGATTAATGAGTTTACTCTACTATAATCATTATATATATTATATTGTTTATTTTCAGCTAATTTACCAACGAGTTTTGTTGTACCAATAGCTTGCATATAGGCACCTGGTGTACTAGGTACTGATACTAGATCCCAACACAGTAATTCAAAATCGTCTTGTACTTCTACTGTTTCACCTAATTGTTTAACAGAACCCATACCACGTGATGATATACCTAATGGTATTCCTGCTGTAATAATTTCTTGTGCAATTTTGCCCGATGGTGTATCTAGTAATAATAATTCACCCATTACATCATTACCTTCCCACCATATTCTAGTGATAAGATGTGATACGTTTGATAAATTAATTACAGATGATTCGGGATGATCTAATTCACCCGTAGATGTTTTAGAATTAACTGGGCCTTTAATGTAAGCCTCTACTTGTGCTTTAAGTATATCTAGCGGATAAACACGGCCATTACCATTCTTAACGTCGGCTTGTTGAAGTTTACCTTCAATACGCATGCGTTTATCAATATTTCCTTTATTTTCAACAAGCGATAGTTTCGCTATATGAAATGGTATATAATCAACTAGTAATTGTTTGTTCATGTTATTTATTGTAAAGATTTAAAGCTTGTCTAAGACCTGGAACTAAACTTGGTTTTATTTCTCCTGCTCTAGCGATTAGTTTAATACCTAATCTTGTAGGATTTTCATCACTTTTTACTTTATATACTATAGTATCTATATCATTAGACAATATAGCATCTAAATCTCTATCAGTATCTGCTTTAGTTATAGATAATGGTTCGTATTTATCTATTGGTCTTCTTGCCATACGAGCCGCCATTTCTTCTTCAGGATTACCTGCAATACCGTAAATATCTACTTCATTTATATCCTTTACACTCATGGCGTCTCCATAACCATATGCTCCTGCTGCTTCTTTTATTTCTTTACGAATCATATCTTTAAGACGTTCTCTTAATTTTGCTACTTTATTTTCATCTATTGATTTTATAAGATTACTCATGTTAACGTATCCTGCTTCGTTTCCGTTACTATCTTCTAATGCCGCATCTCTTCCTGTTATTTTTTTAATAGTATATGTTTCTTTTGAGTCTAGCTTCATATTAACTTTACCAGGTAATGAGTATACTTGCTTACTAGGTTTATTTATATTTGGAAATACTTCAGGATCTATTTTTACTTTATCTCCTACTTCCATTTTATCCACTGATTCCATTCCTTCTTTAACAGATATTTTTTTCATTTTCTCACCAGTAGCATCCATTTTTTGCATACCACGTACTGTTTTAGCAATAAGTGACATTAATTCAACACCCTTAACTGTTTTATTTATTTCACCACCTTTATCAGAATCTTTCTTAGCTTTTTCAATACCTTTTACTGGTTGCATTCCTAGTTTCTTGTCAACTACATTACCCATGTTTTTATCAAGGTATTGCATTTGCCAATCTTCTGGTTTTGATGATTTGCTCATGTATTCTGATTCGTATCCCTCAATGCCTGACATAGCCCATGCTGTATAATATATTGGGTTTTTCTTAAGATTTTTTATTACTTTCTTAACGATATCTCGTTTAGATAAATCAGGATTACATTGCATTTCCCAATCAATACCAATTAATACTTCTTGACCATTTAAATTATCAATTTCTTTAAATTGATCATACATAGATTTACCAGATGTATTAGTCCATTTACTTTTTTCGTCTTTAGATTCTTTTAGTGATTCAAAAACACCGCCCATAGGATCATATCCTAAATCGTATGGATCTTTTGGATTTGTTGGTGCTCCTTGTGGTACGCTAGTATTAAATTTACTTGCTCCTTTACGTAGTATATTCTTAATAATAGATACAATTGTTGCTTTTTGTTTAGTATCTACTTTATCTCCTAACTTCTCTAATTCATCTTCTAACTTCTCTAAATCACCAGTTACAGCTTCGTCTAATCTTTCTTCAAAGAAACCCAATGAAAAACCATCTCTAGGATTAGCACGATTGCTTATTTCGGCTCCTCCTATAGACATATTAGATAACATATCATCTTCACTTGTTTCTTCTTCAGTGTCCATATTATCTTCTATGTCTTCTTTTTCAATTGCTATCATTTTTATATCAGCTTCAGTTAATATACCTTTATTTTTAAGAATACGAACTGAATCTTCAAATGACGTTACGTTAGTAACATACTGAGGTAATGACATACGTAAATTGCGCATGAAGTTTGCTTGCGACATATTACCTTCGCGTAAATCGATGTACTGTTGTTTAATACTTTTCATTGGTATATTTTATTTATCTTCCTTGACCTACGTATTTTTTTGGTCTTGGTGTATGTTTGTTATATGATTTTTTTGCATTACCCTTTTTGCGAGCACCAAATGTTAATTTTCTTACGTCGCTTGTTCCTTTTGCCATTTTTATTTATTTTAAATTAAAAATAATACAGGTGCACTAGCCGCAGCTAATGATGCGCTTGTTATATTAATATTTAGCGCAGTTCCTGGTGTTAATGGAATATTAGAAGTAGCTATATTATTTCCGGCTAGATCTCTTAATGCAGTAAAAATAGCAGGAGTTGTTGTTACTGATCCTGAAGCTAATGCTATACATCCTATAAAGGATCCTGTTATAGATTGAGTTTGAGTTATTACTACTGCTGTTGTATAAACTAGTCCGCTTGGTGTTACTGGCATATTATTGTTGTAGATTTTTAATTTTATTATTTAATTGGTTTACCATTTCTGATATTGTTTTTACCGCCTCGTTTGTGCGGTTCCAATATTGAATACCGTCTCCTTCGCTTAATTCTTCTTTCATGCGTGACGTATATTCTACAATACGATCTATTTCTTGTAGTTTACGCTTTACTTCACGTATTGCTTTATGAAGTTGTTCAGCTTTAGTTCTGTTTTTAACTTCATTTTTGAATTTAGAATAAGTTACTTCGTTAAGTAACTCTTCTTTAATAATGTTTACTAATGTATTGTTCATATTTTCGTTTGCTGCATAATACCCTCCGCCTTTAGTTGCTGAACTGGGTCCACCATACATGTTATTATATGGATATTTAGCATTTTGAAATTTAGAGGGTTGATCAAAGCCACTTTCATTAATCTTTGAAAGTACATTAATAGCATGCTTATCAGCTGCGTTTCCAGCTAATTTCCACATTTTATCTAGAATTTCATCATCTTCTGCTTTAACTTTTTCAAACCAGCTATTAAATGTTCCTTCTAGTTTATCATGTTTTATTGTATGTGATAATAAATTTCTTATTTGTTTTAAAGCTTCTTCTTTAGACATGTTTTCGTGTATAGCAGTAAAACCTTGTTTTTCAGCCGCTTTAGTAGCTTTATTTTTTCCTCCAGGATTAAGAAAATTTTTAGATAAGTAACCAGGTACTGCACTTGATGCTGACTCTTCTCCTAGTATCTCGCGTGTAAGTTGTTTTATAAGTTCTTTTAAATTCATTATTTAATAGTCTTTAACTCGTCAATTAATTGATAATACTGTAATAACGATACAAGATTTTCATCTTTTACGTTTTGTGTTTTCTCTATTGGTTTAACCATATTAACAACTTCATTAATTTTAATCTGGGTCGTTTGGTCTGCTACTGTTCTATTAAGTTTAGTTAATTCTAATTTGATAACTTTAAAATTATCATTTACAAATTCGCGTAATTTAACAGTGTTAGAGATATTATTTATATATTCTTTAAGAACAAGTTTTTGTCTATCAGATAAATTAGAATACTTACTATTAAAACGTTCTAATAAGGTTTTATAAGTTAATAAACGCATTCCTTTATCCATACCTACAAACTCTTCCATTAATCTATCGCCTGATTTTTCTTTATCTATATCAACGCGAGAAATGTGTTCTAGTAAAGTTAATTTATTTTCTACTGCTTGAGTGGGATTAGTAAACTCTAATGAGTTATGTATCTCAATTAAAGTACACGCGGCTGCGTATTGCTTATAGTTATTGATTTTTGCTTTAAAGAAATCTTCAATATTGTATATTGCACTAATTTCTTTAATTAAGTTATATTTTTCTTTACGAAGCGAAGTGCGATTTAGTCTAGCAGATAATTCTAACACAGTGTTGATTAAAGATTCAGCTTTACTTTCAGATAATACTTTAGTGTTAACTAACGTTTGATAAAGTTTATGTTCTTTAGCAAGTTCTCCTTTAGAAAAATATTTCTTTATGAGATTAAGAGCTAATGAGTCCTTACCAGAAAGTGTATCTGATGTAATTTGACGAATTAATAGTTCAAATATTATTCCGCTATTCTTAAATTTATTGTGTTTAATTTTTTCCATAAAGTGATTATGCACTACTAATAAATATATGATTATTATATGTCTCTAATGTTTTTTTCATCTAGTAGACTAGACTCTTGTTTATCTTTAAACACAATAGATTTTAACATATCTCTATGTCTTAACGATTCAGCTAATGCTAATGGTGAGCCACCTTTTGGTGTACCACTACCTTCATCAGGTATATTTGCTGTATATAATGTACCATTTTCTTTACTACCTAGTCTATCTTTACCTAATGGATCTTTTTGTGTTCCAATCATAGATGCTTTTTCTTTAGGACGACCAACTGGGTTTGTTTCGTCGTACCCTGGAGGGACTGAATCTTTTTTATTAGCACTGTGTCTACCAGGACCATATAATGTAGCTAAGTCATGTGGTGTACCATATGATTTACCTGATTTAGCTGGGTCGTTACCTTCGTTTTCAATTTGGCCTAATCTAAATGAGCGTTTCATATCTTCAGCTACTAAATCACGGTATTCATCATATTGATCTTCACTGAATTGGAATACGTTATCATAAATCCAATCTGATGGTAGTAGTTTTGAATCTTGTATTTCTTTAGCTAGTGCAATTTTTTCCTTCCACAATGCTACTTTTTCTTGTTCATAGATTATTGATGGAGTAGATAAGTGTAATTCAAAATTTGCTAATTCTTCGCCATTATATCCTTGTGTATATAAATGCACTAATGCAATTTTATATAATTCAGATAATACAATACGTTGAATACGTTCTACTGTACGAGCAAAACGAATATCTTCGGCAGCTAATGTAGCTTTACCAGTTAAATCTTTTTCAAATCCAAAGAACGCTTTAGGTACCTTAAGGGCAGCTAACATCTCATCACGTAAGAAATTTACGTCATCAATTGCATTATACTCAAGACCCTTTAATGTATCTATTTTAGTATTTGAATTAGCACCACGTTGAGGAATATAAAAATCTTCCATCACATTCATCATGTTATACTTCAAATTATATTCACCTGTATGTTTATCTATATATGGTGTTTTTTGCATTTTCTGCTTTAAACGCTCCATGTATCCATCAACTTCTGCAGGTGGCATATTTCCAATATCAACGTAGAATACGCGTTTTTCTGGGGCGCGAGTAATACGGTGCAACATCATTGCATCTTTCATTAACACGTATTGTTTATATGTTTTACGCGCTGGCTCTATATATGCTCTCCCGTATGGTAAGTAATTAGCATCTGTTAGTAAGCGAAAATGTGCTATTTCATAGTTTTCAAATTTAATCTTACCATCTCTATCTTTAATACGACTATTAATACCACCAGCCGCAATTACCATTGGATCAATCTTAAAACATACATAAGATGGATTTTGTGGGTCACCTCCTTCTTCACGAACCATATCATATACTGACATTGGTGTTACATTATATACACCAAATTTTTCTGCTATTTCGAGGTGTAAATAAAAATCGCCATACTTACACATATTACGAACCCACATCCATAAATTAAACTCAACGTTTAATATATCGTAAAATAAGTTATAAAGTATACGTTGTATATTTTCGTCTGATGATCTAATTTGTATTACTTCGTTTGCTTCATTTTTAAGTGTAGTTTCGTCTGCTATAATATCAAGTGCAGAAGCAATAATTGATTCAGTATCCATTGCTTCATAGTCAGTGTACAACTGAATACGAAGTGTTTGGTAGTTCATTGTTGGGTTGTATGGCATGTTAGCGCCATAGCGATGTAACTTAGTAAATCTATCAATTAATGCATTCGTTTTTACGTTACCGTATGCTTGGATACGATCTGTATCAATAACTTTTAATTGATCTCCTCCTATATTTCTAATTACTACGTCAGTACTAAATAAACGAGTTAATCTACTAAATAATCCATTACCAGCATTAATATCTTTTTTTATTTCTTCAGCCATTTTTTATCTTTATTAAATTAATTAAATCGTTAAATGTTATTATATTTTCAACTTCTTCATCTTTTATTTTAATATTATATTTAGATTCAATAAGTTGAAGAATTTCTATTTTATGTATTATATTTTCTTCCATACTTGTAAAACTGTGTTTTCATACTTTTCTTGAGTATTTTCAAAATCAGGAAAATGTTTTTTTAAATAATAATCATATAATTTAGTTCTAACACTTCCTGCTGCTCCATATTCAAATGATTGAATATTATATTTATCTATCCAATATCTGATTAATCCGAAAATAGCTGCTAGGATTCGGGAAGAATAAAGAGAATTAATTAAATCAAATAAATTTAAATTTTCATAATTTCCATCAGTACTACCAAAATTTATACTAGGGCGCTCGGGATTAAAAAGTGGTAATATAGATAAAACATAATATTGATCTTTATATCTTAATTCAACTCTAAAACGAGTAGAAGATTCTCTATCGATTTTATATTCAATATTCTTAGAATCTAATTCATCAGGAGAATAAATATCTATAAGTTCAGTTAGTAATTCTACTAATTTTATCATGTCAATAAATATTTATTAATTATAGTATCCATGTAATATCTTCAATACCATATTGTGTTTCCATTTGATATGGGTTTTGTATTCCAGTAGGCGTCATACGAACACTTGTAGTATTATTAGATATACTGTTTATTGCTGCTTTAGTGGCGTCCATTCCTTGTTGGTGGAATTTAAGACCAGTATCTCTAGCAAACAAACCTATTCCTGCCGCCATTACTAAGTCATCATTATATCCATTCTGTGCTTGTGCTTTACCATGCATCCAAATAAATACACGTAGTTCTTCTAATAAGCGCTTTGAATGAAAAATAAAATGTCTATCTCGAATATACGATTCCATTTTGGAGATAACAAGTGGTCTTGTCTTTTGAGAGTTAGTAAAACCAGGTACTGTTTGATCACTTTCCATTTTAGACATCCATTTATCTATATTCATATCTCCATTTGAGCGGACTGAGTAGTATAGATTTGGGTATTCTTTTTCTATAATGGTATTAATTACGTCCCATCCTATGTTTGAATTCTCGGGTACTAATAATGCATTATTCCATTCGGCAGCTACCGATACAAGCATATTGCCAAATTCTCTAGTGCCTATTTGCGATTTATATTCAGCTACTTGCTCACACGCTTCCACATCAATAACATGAAACGTTGAGTAATCCGAGCCATCCCCACGAGCAACGTCAGCAGAGATAATATAAGACTTACTATAATTAGGGTAGCTCCAAAGCCAATAATCACCCCCCAAGAAGCGACGTTCAACAGGCTCTTGTATAAATGTTTGTTCATAAAATGATAATATATCTGATTCAACTACTGAATTACCTGAACCTAAAAAATCACAATCATACTCTTGAGCAAATTCACGTGGTGACATATTAGCACGTTCACGTTCTTCCCATCCAGCATCTACTGGTGCTACTCGGTCTGGGTGTAAGTTCCATTTTAACTCTATAGGCATAAAGTCATTTTTGCCTATTTGAGCTTCAGTATACATTTTATGAAACCAGTTACCAATACCATTTGGTGATGATAATGCTATAATTCCTCCACCCGTAGCAATTGTTGGTTTAATACTCGTATATATTTTATCAATACCTTCAATAAACGCAGCCTCATCTATTAACAATAAAGATACGGCGTAAGATCTACCTGCATCTGATGCAGCTGATGTAGCTACAATTTGAGAGTTATTAGCTAGTTTAAGTGAGAGTTTATTATCTGATATTGGTTTTTGATTACCTCGTAACCAAGCTGGTAGGTTATTGTACATGAACTGTACTTTCTCAACCATACCTTTAGCAGTTTCCTGTTTTGTTGCTATACAAAGTACTGTTTTATCTTTGTTAAATAACATCGTCCATAATGCGTATCCTGCTACTAGAGTAGAGATACCTAACTGACGTGATTTATTTACAATAGAAAAACGATTTGATCTAAATGCACCTAATGTTGCTTCCTGGAATGGGTATAGATGAAATAATACTCTACCTTTAACTGGGTGGGTAATATAGCAGTATTTGCGAAAAAAATGTACAGGATCCATTGCACACTTTATATACTCCTGTTTTATTATGTCTTTAATGTTAGCTTGTTCAGCCATACTATATAATATTGGTTGTATATAAATATATAAAAAAGCCCAACCTTACGGGGTTGAGCTTGCACCTATGGTCTAGATAGGCAGTCCTAGGTAGCAGGACGATTATTTTTAACGTATGTTTATATAAGTTATTAATGCTATAAACGCAACTGATACTATTCTAGTAAATATTAATTTTGTTTTTAATGTTTTATTTTGTTTATGCAATTCATTAATCCATTGTCCTTGTACATCAAATTTTGATTTTTCATTTATTAACATTGTATCATACATAATGCATTTTACTCTATATGAACTAATAATACTATCTTTTAATATAACTTTATCTTTAGTTAATATAAGTTGCTCTTTAGTTAATTCATGTACTGCTTTAATACTGTCACATATTGCTAAATCTTTAGCAATTTGACGAGCAGCTGGCACTGGTATTTTAATTGTATCCTGTGATTTAGCTATTATTGGTAGTATAAATGCTAGTATAATTAATAGTTGTTTCATTAGTAGTTATAGCGTTTTTTAAAGAATGAATCAATTTGAGCAGCATTATAATGACTTACTTGTTGTATTATTTCATGATGGTACTCTTTAATAATAGTTTCTTTTACTTTAATGTTACTGATTTTAGTGTCTATTGCTTTTATTTCATTTTCGTAAACACGAATAGTGCTATCTAATTGATTTTGTTTTTTAATTAATAAAGTATTAGCTTTAGTTAATGAATCAATAGCGGCTTTATAATCAGTAGGCATTTGTGGTTCGCGTGTTGTAATCCATATAACACCATATAATACAAATAAACCTACGATGACGTAGGCTATTTGTTTTTTATACTTATTTAATAATTCCAGCATAGAATTGTAATTTACGTTTTGTATATTCATCTAATGGTTCTATCTCAGGTTCGTCATCTTCAAATCCTAAATCATCCATTTCTGGTTCTTGTACTTGTGGTGCTGTTGTTCCTAACGCTGCTGCTACTTTTTTACTTAATGATGAATAATTAACACTAGCGAATTTTTTAGCTAATATAGACAAAATAGCAGCTTGTGTTTCTTTATCTTCCATACTAATTTCATCAGCTAATTGTTGAATTAATTCAGGCAATTGACTAATCGCTATATCTTTTCTTCCTTTTTCTGCTTTAGCAAAATCAGCATTTGATAATTCACCAAATGCTTCTCTAACTCTAAGTTTAGAAGCACCGTATAATTTAATAATCTTATCAATTAATCTATCATTATTAATAGTAAATTCAGCTGCTTTAGCTACTGGTCCTACTGCTTTAAATGGTTCTTTTGCTGCTGGTAATTCTGGTTCTGTTTCTGGGGTGAAATCTTCAGATCCGTCTGCATTTGGTCTACCATCAAAATATTTGTCTAGATTGCTATTTCCTATTAAAAATGCATCTGGGCCGCTAATTTCTTCTTCTTCGCCATCTTCATCATCGGCACGCATAAATTTAGGTACGAAACCTGCTACTGCTGGTTCCATTATACCTAGTCTAATCATATCACGTGCATAATCTGCTATACGTGGTTGAGGTACATTAAACTTTTCGTTTGCTATTTTTGTTACATCGCTTGATCCTACATCATTAAGATAATCAATAATACCATTTACCCATACCATTCTTTTTGCTGAATTAAAATATGGTAATTCTGATAATTTATCTTCATAATTATCAGCTAATTTATAATTAGCTCCAGCCATTTCATTAAGTTCGCCTTCTTGCATTCCAACTATTGTTAGCGATCTACCTGACGTTCTAGCTTGGTTTATAGCTTTTTGAACATCAGCTGGTTCTACTTTTTCTCTTTTAGCTATTTCTCCTACTTTACCAGTAGGAGTAGTTTTAGTAACTACACTATCTTCAGCTAATACCTCTTGGATTGCTTTTCTAATTAAGTTTTGTAATTTGTTTTTCATTTATAGTATTTACAGTATTTAATAAAATCGTTTATAATTTCTTTTTCGCTATTTGTTTGTAATGAATCTCTGTATTCATTTATAGTTTGAGTATATGAATTAGCGTTACTTTCTTTTAATGAAGATAACGATTTATCTAGCCCATCTAACACCTCTTTTATTTTATTATCATCAAAATCGTCGTAATGAGCGGCGTCTTCTTTATATTGTTGTATAAGTTTATGTACTTGTTGCATCTTTTATTATATTTACAAAATAATTAATATCGTCATCTGAATACCCCAAGTCTCGTATTTGACTTTCTAATTCTTCCTCGTCGTTTATATCACCATTTAAGTAGTCTGAGTAACAGTATAGCCAAAGTAATATGATATCTTCTTCACTTAGCACTTCATTATATCTACTCAGAAATGAATCTAAATAAAATTCATCAGGTCCAGCATCAATTAAATTATCAATACCACCCCAATCTGGAGCATCTTCATCTTCGCCATCCCATTCTCGACCTATATGTTCATCATAAAATTTTTTAATATTCTCTATAGAATTAGGTCTGCGTATTTTTATTTCATTTATACCTGCTAGTTGTTGCATGCGCTTTATTTCATTAATCATCTAAATAGATTTAATAATTTAATAAATCCTTCTTTCACTAACTTCGCTAATTTCTTAGAATACCATGATAGTTGTTGTCCAATTCTTAAACCAGTTAACGGTGCAGTCCAGTGTGATATTTGTGGTACAATAAATTTACGATATTTGTCACCCGCTAATATAATAAAACGATCATTTTCTAAATCGTATTTATCAGCTAATATTTTTAATACCTGTACTGCCCACTCTTGTATTTCATCACTAGGCATATTTAGTAATGTCTTATCATATGGTTGAATTACTTTAGATAATGGTACTACATAATACTTAGCTGATAATATTACTATATCGTCTGGGTCTAGTAACTCAGCATACGCTAATGATTTCTTAAATAGTGGTGAATTATATAGTTCGCGTGCGGGTGCTGCTTGTGGTAATTTTGTTGCTACGCACGATAATAATACTATTTTCTTTGGTTTTGGCATAATGTGATATGCTATAAATATTAAGAAATAATTATTTCATTAATGATAGTTTTATTATTTTCATTATTCATATATAATTTTAAACAATTAAATATAGCCTGCGCGTATTCAGAATGTTTGCCTAATATATTAGTTATAAATGTTTCTAAACTATTATAATAATATATTGATTTATATTGTTTAAGTGTATTTAAACAGAATTTAAAATTCTTATTATCTGATACTTTACGTAAATGGTCATACTTCCATAATAGAAATAATATATATGGTTTAGATGGTTCTAACTCACAATTAGCTATTATTTCGCGTGCTAAATTATGATTATCAGTATCCGAACTTTTTAGCATATTCATTAAATTAACAAATACATCATCATCTATTACTAATCCTCTATTAATATCATCATTAATAGTATGATCAAATATTATTTCATATGGTGGGTTATCACTAATTACATCTAAAAATGTATCAAAGTATTCAAATGCTTTTTTATTACCCCAATTTTGATCTATTACAGTTCCTGT